TTTTTTAATTTTCTATCACCATAGCCACCTGTTCTAGCCATTACTTCTTCTTGTGAATTTGCATAAGCTATTACATCATCACAAAACTTTGGTGTAAGCACACCACTAAAATACCAATAGTAATTAGATATATTCATACGTTATAGTTTGTACAAAATTTAATGAATCTTTTTGATTGTTGGTTAGGTAATACATATTAGTAGATGGAAACATAATAAACATATTATTTTTAAGTTCCATATCCCAAGATCTACCTTTACGTCTATTATCTTCATAGTGTATTCTAACCATACAGTCTTTAACTTTTACACCATAGAGTAATGTAAAGTCTGGAGAGTTTCGTAAATCTACTGGATCTATATTAAGTAATGGAATTGTAGTCTCGCTGGGTTTATAGATATTTCCCCACGTTTCTTTGTTAACTAAAGTAAAACCATAGTCTAAATTTATATGATCTCTCATATATGTATTTAACATATCCCAAGTTCTTGAGAATGGAAATTTTTTGTTTTGAATTTGTGATTGTAAGATGTCGCCTGATAATTTATCTCGGTCAATGTCCCAATCTTTAGGCATTGCCACATCACCAAAATATAATGCTTGTTCTGTTAATACTTTCTTCTGCATACCACCACCATTTTTAATTTATGCTTTGATATCTGTCAAGTCCCAAGTTTGATTAGCTTCATTCCAAGCATAATACCAACCGTGAGTATTTGCTTGATTTTGTGAAGTTTGTTCATCTGTTAATGCTGGAGCATCACCGATTGGTGATTTCCAAGAAGCTGATTCGATGTGTTTTACCCAAGATGCGTAAGGTTTTTTAGGCCAGAAAATTTGATCATCTTCGTCCCAAGTATAACCTATACCTGCGTAATTACCTCTTAATGGTGTACCACCATTTTTATGTTGACCAGCAGATGTGTTGTAAGAAGTTTGAATCCACATTTGTGCAGGCCAATTATTATGTGTTTCTAAATATTGTTGACCTACTGATTCATCTTCAACACCATCAGCGTTTAGCATATCGCCATTATTCAAAGTTAATACTTGAATAACTTTTCCGTTTGATCCTAATTTTGCAAAATGTGCCATAATGTTTCTCCTTATATATTAATTTTAATTACCTTTCAACTATGCAATTTTATATCTTATTATTACTACTCCTGAACCTCCACCGCCTGAAACTCCAGCAGAACAGCCTCCAGCAAAACCTCCACCACCACCGCCACCTCTGTTGGTTTCACCATCCATATCACCAGCTGGACCAGTTGGACTTATACCACCTTTACCACCTGAACCACAAGGACTCGCGGCACCCATATTAATAGGAGTAGATCCACTACCGCCTCCACCACCACTATATCCGACTGGAGAATTTGAAATATTTGTTGTTGCACCAGCACCACCTCTACCACTTATTGATTGACCACTAGGATGTGGGGATTGTTGTTGTTGACCAACTTCAGTTGCTCCACCACCACCACCTGCAGCACTATTAGGAGAACCATTTCCCCCTACACCACCATTAAAACCTTGTGCTGGATTTGTAGGAGGTGAATTTCCTGTTCCACCTGTAACTCCTGATGGAATACCACCACCGGCACCACCACCTGAACCTCCAGGTCTTCCATTAGTAAGAGGTACATCATTACCTCCTCCTCCACCGCCGCCACCACCAGCGCTTGTAACTGAATCAAAACTTGAATTAGAGCCATCATTACCTTGTAAATTTGAAGACGTTTGTGAAATTGCAGCACCGCCAGCTCCAACTACAATTGGATAACTTCCAGCTGCAAGAGTTATAGCGGGTGCTCCGTCTAAAGGCGAAGCTGTATAGGGTGTTAATGGAGATTTATCTTCTCTAAATCCTCCACCACCTCCACCACCATTTTGGTTTCCTGGATTTCTTGCACCACCTGATCCACCACCGGCAACCACAAGATATGAAACATCATTTCTTGATGGTGTAGTTGCTGAAACTTTATTAACTGTAAAAGTTCCTGGTCCTGTAAATGTATGAATTCTACAAGTCGGTGTATTAGTTATTGTTCCGCCGGTAGCACATATAAATTCTGCTGAATTTGCATCATCACTGTTTCCTGTATCTGTTGTTATCCAACCTTTAGTAGAATCAACAAAAACTAAAGTTATTGCTGCTCCGTCTACATTGACTTTATAATTATCTGTAGATCCTTCTATTTTATCTGAACCATTTTGTTTTAATATACAATTAGCTGTACTAAAATTGTTTGCATAATCTGCAACAGCTATTACTGCACCAGCAGTTCCTGCTGGTAAAGTAACATCAACTTCTCCACTTGTTGTGTTTACAAAATATCCTTCACCAACGACTGCTGTAAAATCTGTTGTTTTAACTGTTGTATTCCAAGAAGCGGAACCTGTTGCACCAAAGCCTGATGCAGTACCATTGTTATTTATGGATACGCCTGCAGGAATTGTAAATGTATCTCCACTATCTCCTAATGTAGTTGTACCACACGCTGTTCTTGGACTAATTTTATTTACTTTTATTTCACTCATAATTTACCTATTGAAACTTGTACCTTATTAATACTATACCTGAACCACCAGCTCCACCAATAACTCCACCACCGGGACCTCCACCACCACCGCCACCACCAGTATTTGTTTGTCCAGCTCCTCCTCCACCAGGTCCTGGTAAAGTGCCTCCTCCTCCGGCAACACTTCCTCCACCTGCTCCACTAGGTCCTTGAAATTCTGCTCCACCACCACCACCAGCAAATGAACCATTAGCGGGTGATCCTGTATACCAAGGTTGTGGTGATGCTCCAAATATAGCTGTTACTGGAGCTGCGTCTCCTCCAGGAACTACAGGTCCTCCATTTGAGGATGCACTACCTGCGCCTCCACCTCCTCTAGAACCAGAAGTATTAGCAGGATATACGTGAACGCCACCCATATTACCTTGTGGGGGACTTACTGGAGGTACGTTACCATTACAAGCAGTATTTCTACCAGCTAAATAAGCGTCTCTTCCTATTGCACCACCTGATCCACCTGCGGTAAAGTCTGAAGGGTTTGATGGTGGTGAGTTACCAGCTCCTCCTCCACCTGCCGATGTTATTGTTGAAAAAATTGAAGGTGTACCTTTAGTTCCACCACAAGGTGAAGAACCTGTACCTGCTCCTCCTCCACCTATTGTTATAGGGAAAGCTGTAGCTGTTAGAGTTAAGCCAGGGGCAGATAAAGGAGTTGTAGATGAGCCTGTTGCAGCTCCTAATCTAAAACCACCTGCTCCACCACCACCTAATCCATAAGGAGCACCACCGCCTCCAGCAGCTACTACTAAATAATCAACTTGATTTGGACCACCACCTGGACTAGCTGGAGCATTACCAACTGTTGAAACTGTAAAAGTTCCTGGTCCTACAAATTTTGCAATTTTATAATCTCCAGAAGTTATTATAGAATTACAAGCACCACTAACTGATGCTGAAGTAAATGTTGCAGGCACTTGTCCTGTTGCATTTGCATCTGATCCCGTTACAGATTTCCATCCTCTTACACTATCTACAAAAACTAATGTAACTGCCAGACCTTGTGTTGAAATTGTATAAACAGCATTAATTCCATTAATTTTATCTGAACCATTTGGTGAAACTGTAATATTATTTGAATTTGCTGTAGAAGCATAATCTGAAACAGCCACAATAGAACCAGCGCTTCCTGCTGGAAGATTAACTGTTATTGCTCCACCTGTTGTATTAACAAAATAACCTTCGCCATTTGCTGCTGTAAATGTAGCTGTCTTTGGAGTTGTATCCCAATCTACAGTACCTGTTCTACCAAAACCTGTTTGTGTTGCACCTGATGCTAAAGCAACGGTACCACCACAACGACCTAATGTAACTGCAGATCCATCTACAACAATTGGATTACTTGCTCCTGATCCGATTGTAGTAGTTGTTCCACATTTTTTGATGATGTTTGAATCATCTGAAACTTTATTTATATTATCTACTTTAATTTTACTTGTCATAATTATTTAAATTTATACCTTATCATTACTATACCTGAACCACCATTACCACCAGGTCCTGAATTATTTGATGTTGGACTTGGACTTGGATTTGGTGCTTCTCCGCCACCTCCACCACCGCCACCAGTGTTAACTGTTCCAGATGTTGCACTAGTTGGAGAAAAAGTAAGACCACCTGCTCCACCTCCACCTGCTCCACCTGCTCCTGCAGGTCTTCCTGTTGGTCCATAATTACTTCCACCACCGCCACCAGCTCTACTAACAGAAGATCCTGTTATTGAATTTGCTAAACCTGCTCCACCTGCTCCAGCTGCGCAAACATTTCCAGGTGCACCAGCAGCACTTGCTCCACCACCTCCACCTGTATCAGGCCAATTACTTGGATTTGAATCAGCAACTCCACCATTATTACCTTGTGGTGGATTTACAGGAGGTGTATTTCCTGATCCTACTACAGGACCACTATAATAACCACCGCCACCACCAGATCCTCCTGGTCCACCTGCTGAATTTGCTCCACCACCTGTTTGACCATTACCTCCAAAACCACCTCCTGTTGCTGTAAGACCTAAAGCTGTAGAAGGACTACCCTTATCTGATGATCTAGCTGGAGGTAAAGTATTAGAAGTTGGACCTGGTTCACCAGGACCACCTGCTCCGACTGTAATTGGATAAGCTTGTGCTGTAAGAGTAACTGCACATCTTCCTAAAGGTCCAGGGCCTGCTGAATAACAGCCAGTAGCAGTTCCCTTTGAAAATAAATATCCACCAGCTCCACCACCACCACTAATTCCTGAGCCACCGCCACCACCACCAGCTACAACTACAAAATCTGCATCATTATTGTTAACATTTGTTGATACAGAATTAACTGTAAAAGTTCCTGGACCTGTAAATGTTGCGAGTTTAAAATCTGTTCCAGCAACTGTAGTTAAAGTATTTCCACTTCCAGATACTGATGCACATATAAAAGTTGCTGAAACGTCACTATTTGATCCATCTGGAAAAACTTGCCAACCTTCTGTAGCATCTACATAAATAAAAACTGCACCTGAATTATTTACAGTTAATGAAAAATTATCAGCCGCTCCTCTAATGTTCGATCCATTTCTTGCAACTGTACAATTAGCAGTAGCAAAATTTCCATCATAATCTTTTATGTAAACAATATTACCAGCAGAAGGTGATGCTGGAAGTGTTGCTACAACTGCTCCGCCTCCTGTATCTACAAAATATCCTTCACCATTTACAGCTGTAAAATCTGATGTTTTTTTAGTTGTCTGCCAGTCTACAGTTCCTGTTCTACCAAAACCTGTTTGACTAGCACCTGAAGCTAACGCTACAGTTCCACCACATCTACCTAAAGTTACAGTAGTTGCATCTACAACAACAGTTTTACCTGCTCCACCACCTGTTGTAAGTGTTGATCCTGATTGTTCTGTTATTGCATCTACTTCTATCTTTGA